GGCGATCGCTCCACGGCTCACCGGCGATGTAGGCGGCAGCCTCCATCACGCAGTAGGTCGAGTCGGGCGCGTGGCTGCCGTGCTCCAGGTGCAGCGTCCGCAGGAAGGCGGCCAGCTTGCGGGGTGGCAGCCGGGTGGCGGTCATGGCACCACCACCGTCAGGCTGACATACGTGCCGTCGTTGGCCGTGATGGTCCATGTTCCGGTCGGGAAGATGAGCGTCACGTTCGAGGTTCCGGCGGCGCACGACACGCCCAGCCGGATGCGGGTGGTCCAATGCCGGAACCACTTTTCGGGGCAGTCCGAGGCCACGATGCTGGCGTAGCGCGAGAAGCGCACGTCAATCGGATTGGCTGAGCTGAACTGGTAGGTGCCGCCACCCAGATCGGTGATCGTCACGGTCGGGACCGGGGTCGGAGCCGGTGTCGGGATGGGTGTCGGTAGCGGGGTTGGGGTTGGCGCAGGGCCGACCTGTACCGACAGGTTGGCGACGCTGGTCCAGGTCGAGCCGCTGTACGACCCGGCGCTGATAGTGAAACCGCCCGGAGTCAGGCTGGCCGTGACGTGGAACGTGCCGCCTGCCGGACACTGGAACACGCGGTAGGTGGTGGTGTTCGGGCCGTAGGCGCAGTCAGCCGAGCCGCCGGTCAGGTACTTCGGCCAGCGGATGGTGGCGGCTTCCGACACGGCGTAGGTGCCGGTGGCGCCGGGATCGAGGTAGGTTGGGCCGGAGATCGTGGTGGCAGCCTGAGCGACTGTCGCTAGAGCAAGCAGTACGACGATGATGAAGCCCGCGATGATGACGATTCTCATGGGTGCCCTCCTCGGATGATGCGACGCCAGTACCAGATGGCAGCGGCGATCAAGATGGTGATGACCCCGACGTAGCGGACGTTCTCCTGCCAGGTGCGCTCGGACTCCGTGGCGGTGTCGGGGAAGGTGCCGTTGAACGGCTCAACCGTGACGCGGTACAGGCCGCGGGCCGGGTCCAGGCCGAGCGCCCCAACCACGCCCAGCTGGAGGTCGATGATCCGCTCCTGCGGGGTGCCGACGTAGCACTGGCAAACATCAATCACCGGCGCCACCGCAGCCATGCCGGTATCGAGGCTCCGAATCAGGACCGAGCCGCAGCCGTGCTCGTGACGGTAGGTCCAGGTGCAGAACGGCATGGCGACCCCATCGCCAGGGCCGTACCACGAGGCGACCCCGGTCGTGACCCCGCCAGCTCGGGCCGTGGCCGCCAGCAGCAGGAAGGTGGCCAGCACCAAGATGGTGCGAATGGCGATGCGGCGGATCACGGCAGCCCGACCGCCGCCCGGCCGATGCTCTCGGCCAGAGCCACCAGGCGCGCCAGGCGGGCGAGCTGTTCGGGGCTCAGGGGTCGCTGAGAGAGGGCGATCAGCACCGATTCGAGGTTGTCCAGGTAGCGATTGACGCCTTCCTCGGTCGGGTCGGTGAGGAGGGGATGGGCCGCGATCAGTGCGTCGGGGATCATGGCGTGGCTTCCTTAGGGATGGGCGTGTTGGCGTAGATCGCGGCGAGCGGGACCTGACGTGAGTGCTCGGCGGCGAGTACGGCGTCCACCCGAGCCTGGTTGTCCTGGCGGATGTAGAAGGCGATGCGACGCGCCAGCCGGTCGATGGTGTCGGTGTCCAAGCTGATCGGGTCGCTCATGGCTTCACCTTGTAGGCGCCATCCACGATTTCGAGATGAGAATCCCTCCCCTTACCTTCCTTTACCTCCCCTTCCCTTACCTTACTTACCATCGGGGATGATCCGTACTCGTCCAGATTAGTCCGTACCTGTATGGATGGGTTGCACTTCTGGTGTTCGCGCCAGATGCCATCCGTCCGGTTCCCGCCCATGCGCTGGTGGCGCGTCAGGGTCGGTAGGTGCGCGTGTCCGCAGTCCATGAGGATCAGCCGGCCTAGCACGGTCAGGCGCTGCCCCCACTCGGTGACGTTGGCCTCGCGGCGGCGCACGGGGCGGTACCCGTACAGTTGCTTGGCGATCTCTTGGACGTCCCAGCGCAGCCAACCCGTGTCGTCCGCCAAGCCCCAGGTCCCGATGTAGAACTCGCGCACGTCGGCGGTGATTCCCGGCGTGTTGTGGAGCTTCGCATCGTTCCAGTAGTCGGGTTTGACCGCTCGAATCCGCAAGGTGCCCACCTAAACAACGGCCCCGCCTGCGACGGTGTGGGCCGATGCAGACGGGGCCTGTTCAGTATCACCCACACCGTCGCCCTCAATAGTAGCACCGTCCCACAGTCCGTCTTGCTGGTGTTCGGCACCGATGGCCCGCAGGTTCTGGACCGCTTGGCGGTAGTAGCTCGCCTTGAGTTCGATGCCGAGGCCGAGGCGCCCAGCTTGGACCGCCCCGTAGACCTCAGAGCCAACGCCCATGAACGGTGTCAGGACGTGCTCGCCGGGGTTGCTCCACAGCACAATGGCCCGATCGATTACGTCGAGCTGGAGCGGATGCACATGCTTCTCGTCCTCCTCATCCCGCGATTCGCGGAAGGGAAGCACCCGATCTAGACGCACGTCGTCCCAGAAGGCCGAGGCATATTGCCTCCAGATCCAGTGCGAGTAGCGATTCTCGATCTGGCTCCCATTGTGGCCGCGGTACTGCAACAAAGCGGCGGGCATCTGCCGCTCCCCCGCGTATTCCATGAGCCCGACCGGATGGGTGATCGGCACCGGATTCTCACCGGAGCGGCGGAAGATCAACAGGTAGTCCGCCGACGCTACCCCGCACTTCGAGGAATCGTCCACGATGGTCTTATGGGCTAGGGCCTTGACCATCGTTCGATTGCGGACGGTCAGCGGCTCCTTCCAGACGTGATAGCGGGCGACATACTGCCAGCCGAGCCCGCGGTGCAGGCGGATGATGTCGCCGGGGAAGTCGAGCAGGCCATCGCCCTTGCCGGTATTGCTGGTCGGAATGTCCATGCAGTGGACCGCCGTAATCCGACCCGGCATCGTCAGCCGGTGCAGCTCGCGGATCACGAACTCGTAGTGCCGCGTGAACTCGTCATAGTCCCGGCTGTTCGACAGGTCCCGCTCCGAAGACGAGTACTGGTACAGCCCAGCGAACGGCGGGGAATACAGCGAAAGGTGAATGGACCCGTCCGGCAGGGTGGGCATGACCTCCATGCAGTCACCGTTGTAGAGGGCAAACTGATCGGTGAGCAGTTGATCTAGGACAGCCACGCGGGGACCTCCACCTTCGTTTCGGGGGTGGCGCTCCGAATGACCAGCGCCTCGTACATGTGTGCCACTAGCGCATCGAACATTCGGTCAGCCTGAGCCGCCTTGCGTTGCAGATTGTCGAGCGCCGTCTTACTCCCCTCGGTGGCGACAATATCCACCACCACCGGGCGCATCTGCCCGAAGCGCCACATGCGCCGCACGGCCTGGTAATACTGCTCGTAGGAGTGCGACGGGAACATGACCATATGGGCGGCGTGCTGCCAGTTCAGGCCCCAGGCCCCGATCCGCGGCTTCGTCACCAGCACCCGCAGCCCGCCCCGGCTGAACGCCGTCAGTAGTTCCTCCTTGCGTTCGAGGCTATCCGAGCCGCTGATCTCCTCCGCATCGGGGATCAACTTCGCCAGCCGCTTGCCTTCGTCGTTCAGGTGGCACCACACCACCGCCGACTCGCCATGCTCGACTAGCGCCGCCGCCTGTTCGCAGCGTTCGGCGAGCGTCCGACGTTGCTCTTCCCGCTCTTCGCGCAGGCCAATGGCCGGCAGGTCGAACAGGACGCCTTCCGGTTTGGTCCGCGCCGTCACCGTGTGCTGACGCAGCTCGAGCGGGGGCAGGATGAAGCCATCGTCATCGAAGCCCATATCGGACGGCTTGCGGGTGGCCCGCGCCAAGGACGCGACCCAACGCCAGAACGGCACTTCAGCATGGCCCTTGAAGCGCCACATTGAGGCCCTGCCGAGGTAAGCTGCCTGCCGTTCCTTCGTCTTCCACCGAAACTGATGGGTCCGAACGCTGGACGATTTATCAGCGCTCACGAAAAAGCGGGTAAGCATGTCCATGTAGCCCAGTTCGCCCAACGCCTCAGAGGCAGTGCCCAGCTCGATGTAGTCGTTGGGCGCAGCCGTGGCGGTGCAGAGCAGGCGGTATGGCATCTTCCGTAGGAAGTCAGTCACCAGCCTGCGCCGGACGCCATCGAATGACTTGATAGCGCTCGATTCGTCGCACACCACCCCGCCGTAGTCGGAACGGTCGAACAGGTGGAGCCGCTCGTAGTTGGTAATGGTGATCCCCGATGCGACCTTCCCATCCCGCGACACCGCCGCTTCGATGTGGAACTTGGCAGCCTCGTCGACGGTCTGCGCCCCGACCGCGATGGGAGTCACGATCAGGACTGGCTTGCCGGTATGGGCTCGAACATTCTCGGCCCAGACCAGCTGCATCGGGGTCTTACCCAAGCCGCAGTCCGCGAAGATGGCCGCCCGCCCTTGGCGCACCGCCCACTCCACCAGCGCGGTCTGGAACCCGAACAGGTACGTCGGCATGATCGTCGGCTCGAAGCCGCCGACGGATCCCAGTTGCACCTTCCGATCCAGGAAGGTGGAGTAGTCGCCGTTGACTTTAGTCATGGCTCCCCGCCGCCAGCCGCATCGCGCGTGTCTCGCCCGGCAGGCTGCCGTTGCAGGTGCCCTTGGCCCGCGCCAGCAGCGCCCACTCGGCCGGACAGTCCGAGCAGATGCGATAGTCCCACTCGATCCGCGGCGTCGGCGGCATCGAGCCGCTCATCCAGAACAGGAACTCCTCGCCCTCCATGCACTCCGCCACCCAGCGTTCCGGCCAGGGCAGGGCCTTCGACCAGCCTGAGCGGGCGGGCCGGATCAGCGTCTCGATCTTGCGGATGGGCAACTCGGCATACGCCGCCAGGGTGCGCGGCGGGTAGCCGTCGTCGTAGCGCTGGCGCAGGTCGCGGGCCACGTCTGGGGCGACGGTCATCAGAAACCGAGGGTCATCTGCGCCCGCTCCACCCGCTCCAGGCGCTGTGCGGCGCGCAGGACGTGGCGTGCCGTGACGAGCTGCCCGAGGGCGCGCCGGCGCAGGGCGCGATACATCCCGAATACCTCGCTGCTGTCCGATGCCAGCCACGCGCCGCGATGGTCGCCACTGCCGGTGGTACAGATCGGCCAGCCTCGCGCCCGAAGCTCTTGGACGCCCTTCTCCACCGCACGCCGCGAGCAGCCCAGTTGGTCGGTGAGCTGGGCGTAGGTGATCGGGTGGTCCCGTCCGTTCGACAGGCGAGCCAGGATCAGGTCGGCGTACTGCAAATCAGGCATCCGGCGCCAGCGTCCACGCCCCATCGTGGTCCCGCGGGTCGGCCCATACCCGCACCGCCCACTCGTCCAGGTTGGCGAGGGTCAGCGGCACCAGCCGCTCCGCGCCGGCGTCGTCCATGACGTGGGTCACGCCCCACTGGGTGTCGTCAC